AAGGCTTTAGCAATGATGATTTGTTAACTTTAGGTTTAAGTCTGCTTGCAAGCAAATCTCCAAACTTTATGACTGCGCTTGGCGAAGCCGGATTGGCTACCGTTGCTGGTAAGAAAGAGCGTGAGAAAATTGAGCGCGAGCAGGCCAAGTCTGGGGTTGAATTGGATTACATGAAGGCGCGTACCAAAGAAGCCGAAGCAAACGCGGCTCTTATTGAGCGTGGCGGTAGAGAGAAAAAGCTAGAGTTGGAAGCTGAGAAGATGATCCAAAAGCACATGGCTGATTGGATGGACAGCATGGAAGGTAAGACGGGCGCACTGCGCCAAGATGGTGGTTTGGCTAAACAGCGTGAAGAAGAACGAGTTCGTACAGCCATCTATGCAAGTCTTGGAATTACTCCTATAATGAGATCAACATCCGCTTCTTCGGGTGTTGGGTTGTCAGCTTCTGACTCCGCACTAATCAATAAATATCTTAGGTAACCGCCATGGAAATCAGCCAAGTCCTTGAAGCCCTCCGCAACGCAGATGCAGCAGGTGACAAGGAGGCGGCAAGGCGGTTAGCCCAGATAGCCCGTCAAATGATGGGCGATGAAGAAGTTGCAAAACCTAAGCCCAAAGAAGGCATCGGTGCCGCGGTAGGTAAGGGCCTTGAGTCCTTAATCTCGTCTGGCAAGACTGCAATTGGATCTCTTACTGGCTCTCCTGAAGAAGCCGCCAAAGCCGCCCTTGCCCGTGGCGAAGACATTGACAGACGTTACGCGCAACAAGTTAGCCTTGATAAAGTCAAGGAAGCGTACGAGAAAAAAGGCGTTCTGTCTGCCGCTGGCGAAGCCATCAGTCAGGTTCCTGCGGCTATTGCCGAACAAATTCCCAACATTGCTACCACACTAGGCGGAGCCAGAGCAGGCGCGGCGCTTGGTTCTTTTGCTGGCCCTGCGGGTACAGTTATTGGTGGTATTGGCGGTGCGCTATTGCCGTCCCTTATTCAACAGTTTGGTGGCAACATTGAGCGCCAAGCAGCCGAGCAACAACAACGCGGTGAGCCTCTTACTATTGATCGTGGAGCCGCCGCCCTAGCCGCCGCGCCTCAAGCCGCGTTAGATGTAGCCGGTACGTTTATTCCTTTGGGTGGCCGTCTTGTCAGTAAGCTGACCGGTATCCCAGAGAAAGCTTTGTTTGGTAGAACTGCTGAACAAGCATCCAAACTAGCCGATGAAAGACTGCTGGCCACCCTTGCAAAAGGTACAGCCACTGGCGCTCTTGCTGAGATCCCGACTGAGATTACGCAACAGATGTTGCAGCGTGCGCAAGCAGGCTTGTCTTTAACAGACGAGGACGCCCTCAAAGAATACGGCGAAACAGCTTACCAAGTCGGTTTGCTTGCTCCTATTGGTGCAGCCGGTCGTTTTGGAGACAGAGCCGCGGCTCGGGGCGAACGTGCCCAGCAACAGGAAGTAGCGCGTCAAGAAGAGCAAATGCGCCAGCTTCAAGAAGAAGAGACGAAAAAAGAGCAAGACCGCATAGCCAAAGAGACAGCCAAGCAAGAAGCTGAAGCCGCTAAACAACAAGCGATTGCCGCTAAAGCAGAAGCAAAACGTTTAGCTCAAGCTAGGAAGCTAGGCACGCCTGAGCTACTGGCTCAGATGGGTGACGAAACAATTGTTGACTACGACAATAAAGGCGTTAGCAAATACTCGCTGCTTCCTGACGCAGAGCGTGCTCGTACTGAACAACTTAACAGTCTAGCCAAGCAGTTGGGCTATACCGATGACGAGATAAAAAATCAGCCGTTTGATGTTTTGCAGTCAACGCTTCGTGAGCGTGTGACGACAGACTTAGAGCAGGCCAAGCGCGTAGTGCCTGATTTGTTAAACCAACTGAAAGACGCTAGGGCTAAGCAGGACATGCAGCGAGTTATATCGCTGTCTAAACAACTTGAGAAGATGGTGCCGGCAGAGGAAAGCCTCAAAGGTACGCTTAAACAATTAGACAAACTAACCCCTGCTGAAGCTGATCTAGGATCGGTACGCAAAGCGCTAGACAAAGCATTGGACAACGGCGACTTTGCCAAAGCCCAAACACTAGCTGCGCAGTTAGAAAAACTGCAGACTACACAAGCTGGACTTGAGCGTAAGGTTCCCGGCGAGGCGGTGCCGCGTAACATCCGTGCACTACCTACTGAACAGGTGGACATGTTTGGCGCTGACTTCCAAGCGGAGTTGGATCAAAAAGATCGCCAGCAAGCACAGCAAGACATTGAGCAGATCACTGAAAGACAGCCCGCCTCACAGGTCAGCAGGGACGAAGACCTGTTTACTGCCGAGCAGGATTACGAAGAAGTTATTAAAACTAAGGAAGAAGGTAAGAAAAAATCCCTCACTCCTGAAGAGTATGCAGAATCACTAAGCCGCGGTATTGACCCTGACTTTGTTGGCCCAGAAGCGCGTACTGGCAAAGCCGCGCCCAAGGTGCTGTACCGCGAAGTACCCAAAGAACGTGCGCCTACCGACGTTAGAACGCTTCTCTCTACACCCGCCGCTGGCAAACTGCCCACAGGCCCCACTGTGCGCATACCCTACATCGTTGATGAAAAGGGTGTCAGCCGTGACTTGACCGAGAAAGAAGCCAAGGAACTGCAAGAGCAAGAGCCCAAGGTTGCCAAGACGGGCGTGGACGAAGCCATTGACTCAGGAATTATCAACTCAGAAGTCAAAGACATCCTTGGTCTTAAAGGTCTCAGCAACAGGAAGCTCGACCTCAACGTCATTGAAGACGCAGAGTTTGTCGAAGGTAAGTTGCGTGCCAAGCTGGATGCCAGCAAACAGAAAGCGCAAGAGCTACTCGATCAGTACATGGCTGATCCGTTTGCTGAAAACAATCTGTACGACACAGAAGGCAACCTGTCAGAGAAAGCCAAGGAGATCCTGTGGCGTGACATGCAGGCTCAGGAACTGGAGCGCTTGCTCAAGCATATTGAGGAAGGCAAACGTGGTCGCCGTACTGCGGCTGGAGAAGAACGCCTTGCCGAGAAGGTAGTTGCCGCACCAGAACGTAAAACAACTATTGACACTACGCTGCCACCCATTGAGAAGATGGAAGCCAAAGATGCCAACGAGTTGGCACAGGTCATGGGCGTTAGCGGCGTAGCAGAACTTAAAGCCGCAGACAATGAAGAGATTAGCGCACAACGCCATACGCTGGAAGCCAAGCGTCAGAAGAAAAATAAAGACGAAGCCTACGATAAGCTTGTTGAAGCGCTAGAAGGTCAGCGTACATCTAAGGATGCGCCACACAAGTACGATTTAAAGTATTTGTCTAAGCTGCGTACCCAGTACGTACAGGCGGCATTGAAAGAAGCGGCGCATTTACGTGCGGCTCAGAGACAGTCACCCCTGTCTAGCGCCCAGATTCTGCAAGCTACCAACGACATGTACGGCTCGCTCAAAGAGTTGAGCACTCGGTATGTGGCAAAGCCGGTCAAAGAAACTGTTGTCACCAGAGTCAACAAACTGGAGAAGATGCAGGAACAGTTGGCTGGCATGGAGGCAGGGCCAAAACGTGAGGCTTTGTTAGCAAACATCAACAAGCTTGTTGAGAGCCAGCAAAAACCAATCCGCAACAAGATCAAGGCTAAGCAACAAGAATCGGTGCGCTTGCGTGACCAGATGGAGCGTTATCGTAATTCAGAGTTAGAGCCTGCCCGTCAAAAGTGGTTGGCAATGCCAGAAGGCCCAGTTGGTAGCCAAGCATATATTGCCCGTGACCAGATGCAACAGCGCTACTTGTTGCGTAAAAAGAAGTTTGACGGTTTTGCAGAGCACGATTCTAGGGTTACGCAAGACATCACAGACTTGATGAAGCGCTTGGATGAGCCAAGGCTCACCCGAGGCAGGAAAGAAAAAGACGTACGTCCTGCAAGCCAGCGTCCATTTGCCGACCGCAAGAAAGCGGTTGAGACAATTAAAGAACAGTTAGAGACTGCTGAAGCCGCGCTGTTGGCTAAGCCTGAGCGCAAGCGTGTGGAAGTGTCTGAGATTGAGCGTCGTCAGGGATTGCTGGCGCAGATCAGAGAAAAAGAAATTCAGCTTGAAGCGCTAGCAAACAAACACGGCGAGCAAGAAAACCGTGAAAAGCTGGCAAAAGAAATTGCGGCTTTAAAGGCACGCTACAAAAAGCAAGAAACAGAACTTGCTACACGCCAAAAAGCGCCTGAGATTCCTACCAACTTTAAAGAACGACGCGACGAAGCCGCTGAACTGGAGACCCAGATCAAGGAAGCGTTTGCCGCCAAGGACTACGACAAGACTGCCAAGTTGCTGGCGCGTATGCAGCAGTTGGATTTGGGTGAAGACCTAGCGTCTGAGCTTGGAACTGATCTTGAGTACAACCAGCGGGTGCTGGAGCGTGCCATTAAAGATACGCAAGGCGAGCTTGACGCGCTTGTAAACATTCCACCCGGCAAAGAAGTTAAGGTTGGTGCGAAAGTCCCCCGTCGCGGATTGTCTGAAGAGCAGCAACAGCAACTCAAGCAACTGAACAAGCGCATGGAAGCGCTACAGAAGAGCTTTGCACAGAACCAAGCATCGCTAGACGACATTGGACTCTTTGCCGCAAAGGATGTCGATACTACAACAGAAGATTTATTTGCGCCTAGTGAAGAACAAGGCGTTATCTTTGAGACGCCCGAACAGTTCTTGGGTTCGTCCAAGTACGGCAAGATTGCCAAGCTGCGTAAAGAAGCTAGCCGCCTCACCAGCATCATGCCTGTGCGGTTTGAAGACTTGCAGAAAGCGCGTACTGATTACGTGACTGCCCTTGGCGCATTGGAAAATTTACGCAAACGACCTGAAGCTACACAGTTTAATTACTACGGTGAGTTGTCAGGCCAGTATGCTCTACAAGCAGAAAACATGCGTAACAAAGCCAAAGCATCTTATGCTTCTGGTAGCAAATTTGCACGCGCACAATTTGCCACGCAAGATGCAGAAGCTAGACGTTTGCAAGAACGTGCTGATTTGTACGAGAAGATGGCTAACAACGCCAAGCTGTTAGACATAAGCAAATATTCTGAAGACTTGCAGCAAGCTGTTACTGAAGCCAAACTTCAAGGTTTGAACGTAGAAGAAGACAGCCGCGAGATTGGTTTGTCAATGGCGCAGAAAAACGTTGATCGTTTAAAAGCCGCTATGAACGACATGGATGAGTTGGCCCGTAAAAACGGCACAACAGAACCAGTCGTTAAGGAAAAGCCAGAAGACATTCCCAAAGGTGATGCACTGCAAGAAAGACTTGGCGCTGTTAACAAACAAATTGCGGCTGTAAAAAACCGCATGAAAAACGAGGCTCCTGACGAGCGTACGCAATCTGCGTATGAAATTGAAAGTTTGTTAGCTTATAGAAGCGAGTTAGAGACTGAGCAGTTTATGCGCACGGCTGAAGGCCGTCTTGTGCAACTCCGTGAAAGTTTCATGGAAGAGTACAGCACTGATGTTAATCCAGCAGAGCCATTTAAAACGGCTTTGGGGCGCGCTAGAGAGCGTGCAGAAGAGTTACAACAGCAACAAACAAAAGAGAAAGAAGATTTAATTGCCGCTTTGCGGGAGAACCGCGGAGAAGTATTTGACGCTATCAGCCGTATGTCTAGGGCTACGCCCCCTACAAACAAGCAAGCGTTTATTGATTTCAATATGGATTTGTATGAGTTGCGTGAGCAACTGGCTTCTATTGATGCAAACATTAAGGAAGCCGAAAGCAAAGTTGTTGAGGTCACAGAAAACGAAGTTCAGATGCTTCGCCGTGCTGACAGTGCATTGAAGGACGCTTGGGCTAAACTTAAAGCCGCCGAGAAAGCGCTTACATACAAAGACGAAAAGAAAACAGCCGATTTAGCTAAACGCCGCAGTGCGCTTATCTTGTCTCAAAAGACGGTGGATCAAGCCAAAGAAAGAGCCCGTTTACAAAACAAAGCTCAACAAGAGCGCATCCAAACAGGCGCAGGTATACCTAGCACCAAAGTTACCCGCGTCAAAGCTTTGAGCGAAGAAGGCCGTAAAGCGGCTTACGCTTCTGGTAGGTTTGGCGTGTCTCGTGAAGTTCAAACTATGAACGCTGGTTGGACTGTGGAGTACACATCCGACGGCCCAGTCTTTAACTACAACCCTAAAGACGACCCAGAAGCTGATGATAAAGATAAAAAGCGTAAGAACGTTACGGCTAAAAAAGCGTATGACTCACTTAAGAAAGCCCGCAAGGCGTACAGAAATGCGCTCACAACCTTTGACCAACGCCGTATTGACGTAGCCAAAGAGAAGTTGGATGCCCAAGAACTCTTCATGGAAGACTTGGCAGGCGCTCGGTACGTGTCTGTAAAAGAAGTTGTTGGCTCTACGTCTACAGAACTAGATACTAAATGGCAAGTTTCTCAGGAAATTAACCGCCTGCCCAAGAAAGAAATCACTACGTACACCAATGCGCGTGCTGAGCAAGAGAAGCTACGCAAAGAAATTGAGCATGTACGTACACTCAAAGGGCAGACTGAGATTAGCCAGCAACGCACGGCTGTGCGTAATGCTCAAAACCAGTACGACAAGATTGCGTACGAGTTGTCTGAAGTTAAGCGTAAGCAAGAGTATGACATCAGCACACTCAGCGAGTCGGCTTACGACCGCCGTGTTAAAGACTTAACGCAACAGCTTGACCAGACCAAAGCTCGGTTGGCTGAGTTGTCAACACGTTTGAAACCAATGGAGGTTAAGAACGAGGAGCGCCTTGCCGACTTGACTAAGCGTTACTTTGCGGCCAAGAAGATTGCTGACGAAATTCTGTTAGGTAAACCAGAAACAGATACTAAGGGCGCTACCCGTGCGCCTATTGCTGAGAACGTCAAAGACATGAAGAGCGCCATGCGCACACTGGCGCGTGACGAGAAGAACTCAGACATCAAACCGTTGATTAAGCAAAACCAAAAGCTTAAGGGCGCGTCGTCTGAAGAGCAGCGTGTGCGTAGAGCGGCTGAAGGTTTGGCTAAGAAAGATCGTCTGGTTACCATGTACTCTAAGGGTTCGCCTGAGTACAACAAGGCTTTGAAAGAAGTTACTGGCGGTTATGTTAAGCGGTTGATTGACAGTACTGATGACACAGACGGCACAGTGTTTCGTGTGGAAGCAGAGCCGGTTTTAAATCCTATAGCCGAAGCAGAAGGTAAAGCTATTGCAGACAAGTTTGCAAGCAAGCTGCCCAAAGACGTTAAGTTTATTTACGCCCCGACACTCAGTCAGGCGCCAGTTAAATATTTGAAAGCGTTAGCTAACGCCGGTGTAAATGTAGAAACGTCATCAGTCAAAGGCGGTGTGTTACCCGACGGCACGATTGTTGTTATTGGCGATCAGCATACCGATGCGTTGGACTTAGAAAAGACTTTGATTCACGAAGCCGTAGGTCACTATGGTGTGGATGTGGTACTTGGCCCCCAAGGTATGATGGACTTGACCAAAGCCATTCGTACCACGGAAGGCGGCATCTTTGGCATGGCCAAAGCTTTGGGCGTTGAAGAAGACGTGTTGGCATCGGCTACTGCATGGGAGCAACGCGCTGTTGAAGCTGAGCAAAAAGGCGAAGTAGAAATTGCGCAAAAGATTCGCCGCATGGGAGAGATCCAGTCTGTGCGTGAGATGCTGGCGCACATGCAAGAAGCCACAGTCAACGAGACGTTTGTCCAGAAGGCTGGCCGTTACATCAAGGTAGTGTTGGGCGCTCTTCGCCAATGGCTACGCAGTATGGGGATGCCGGGCTTGTCGCAAGTCAGTACAAACGAGTTGTACTACACAATGTTCCAAGCTACCAAGCGTATGCAACAGGAGTTTGCAGGCACGTACGAGTCCCCAACAGGCTTGATCTCTTTGCGTACCAACTACGCAACGCCTGAGTTGGCTGCGGCTGGCGCTATTGTTGACAAGGTCGTCGCTAAAGACAAAAACCTGTACGACAAGATTAAAGCTAACGGCTCTGGTTTGGCGTTTGAGACGCAAATGGTCGACCGTTTTGCTGGGTTTGAGCGTCTGTCTAAGGGTATGGAAAAGCTCAAAGGCACCCAGATGCTGTACTACTTGCGCATGTACGACCAGCGCATGAACTTTGTGGCTCAGTCTGTGGGCAATGGTGCATTGCAACGTACAGAAAAAACCCGTGCTGATGGCCGTAAAGAGTACATCATTGAGAGCGTCAAGGGGCCAAGCATCCGTAGCGTGGCCGAGATTCTCAAACGTGCAGCACCTTTGGTCGGCAGTCCAGATGGCGCCAGCCGTCTGTTCACCCTGTATTTGGCAGGCATCCGCGCTCAGAACAAGGGGCTGGAGACTTTAGGTTTTAACGGCAAGATTACACAGGCTGAATTGGATAGCGCCAACCGCGCTATTGATAACACGCCCGGCCTTAAAGATCTGTTTGAAACCGCACGGGCGGAATACAACGCGTACAACGAGGGGTTGGTTAGGTTTGCGGCTCAGACGCACGCGCTCCCACGCTCTGTTGTAGAAAAGCTACTTGCGTCCAAGGACTACATCCCGTACTACCGCCAACGTAACGGCGTAGTCGAATTGCTTATCGGTGGTGAAAACCCAGTCAAGATTGGTAACATTAAAGAGCAACCATACTTGCAAGAACTAGTGGGTGGCGATGAGCCGATCCTTGACTTCATGACCAGCGCTGTTCAGAACACGAACTTGCTGACTGACATGGCTTTGCGCAATCAGGCTACCAGCAACGCAGTCTTTGAGTTGGTGGACTTAGGTCTGGCAACCATTACCCGTAAACCTATTGCCGGCACTAACGTGGTTCGTTTTAAGGTTGAGCCTGACCCCAAGAACGAGAAAGACAAAGACACGGGTGAGCGCTATGCGTTGATCGCTACCGACAAGGCAGGCGTGCCTGCTGACATTTTGGTCAAGGGCATGGAGGGTATCCCATCACAGATGCCGTTTGCTCTGCGTGCTATGGCAGCCCCCGCTACGTTCTTGCGTAAGGCTGTGACAGCATCGCCTTTGTATGCGGCTAGGCAGTTGTTCCGCGATTCTTTGGCGGCTCCGCTATTGACCGGTGCTGATTTCTTCCCTGTTACTGGAGCGCTTAAAGAAATTGGTAGCGCAACCAAAGGCACGCTTGAGAGCCGAGGCATCACAGGCGGTCAGATATTTACCGGCGGTAGCGAAGACTTAACCAAAATCTTGCGTGACATTACGGCTGGCAGGGGCGTGTTCTCTGAACTGCTGTCTAGGGCTGAAGCTATCTCTATGGAGGCTGACGCGCTTACTCGCCGTGCCCAATACAACAGCTACATCAAGCAGGGATTGTCTGAGATGGAAGCTACGTACATGGCGCTTGAGTCCATGAACTTTAACAAGCGTGGTGCGTCACCTAGCATCCACTGGGCCAACTCGTTGATCCCGTTCTTCAACGCACAGATTCAAGGTCTGAATGTGTTGTACAAAGCTTTGACAGGCAACCTGCCTTTCAATGAGCGCTTGAAGATACAGGAGAAGTTGTTGACCCGTGGCTTGATGATTGCCGCTGGCACACTTGCGTATGCCGCCTCGATGCAGGACGACGAGGCTTATAAAAACGCTACGCCAGATCAGAAGTACGGCAATTGGTTTGTGCGTATCCCCGGCGTGGAAGAACCCTTGCGTATCCCAATCCCGTTTGAGATCGGTTACATCTTCAAGGCTTTGCCAGAGGCGCTTTACAACTCCATGATGAACGAGCATGGAAGCGAAGAGGCGGTTAAGGCGTTTAACCAAATCTTGATCCAGACTATTCCCGGCGGTACTAGCATGGCTACGATCGATGTTGGTGGGTTCAAGGTTCCTACGCTACTGCCTATACCGCAAGCCATGAAGCCTATCATTGAGACTTCGCTTGGTAAATCGTTCTACACAGGGCGCGACATTCTGTCTAAGGGTGAGCAACAGTTGCTACCAGAAGCGCAGTTCCGTGAGAACACCACCGAGATTGCCAAGGCTTACGGCTCTTTGGTTGGCGCTTCTCCTGTCAAGGTCGAGGAGTTTATCAAGGGCTACACCGGCACTATGGGCTTGGCGTTCTTGCAAGTGGTTAGTTCTCCCTTCTCTTCCGAAGGATCGCCTGAGAAGACCTACAAGCGTTTGTCTGAGCGTGCAGTCATTGGTGGCGCGTTCCAACCAAACGATGCTGGCGAGATTATCAACAGCACATTCAATCGTATGAACGAGTTTGCCAAGGTCAAGCAAACAGTGGACGACTACATCGAGCGCGGGGAGAAATCAAAGGCGCTTGAGCTTATCGAAACTCGTGGCAGAGAGTACATGCTGGGCGAGATCTCTGGTGACTTTACCAAGCAGATTGGCGAGTTGACCCAGTATGAGCGTGCTGTGCGTGCCTCAGACCTAACGCCCGAAGAGAAGCGTGAGAGGCTGGCCGAGATACGTCAGATGAAAATCAAGCTGTCTTCGATGGTGCGCGCGGCAGTCGATAGAACAGAACCCCAGTAAAGCCCTCGTGGATGCCCGTAATAGCACGGGCATCCAGTACTCGGCACAGGACTGCTTTGCGCAGTCCTAGTTCACGAACTTCGTCCGTATCTAGGCAGGGGATAAAGAACCCCTGCCCTTTCTCAAGCGTCTCCCACGGGAAGCGGATTGATGATACTTTCATCTAGTTCGTCCATCTTTCGTCTGACACGCATTGCTGGAACCCGCATGGCGGGGCCTTTGGTCTTGGAGGTCATGTTCTTCCTGAGATACTCAATCTGAAACGTGTCCTCAAGCTGGCGCTTGAACGAAGCGTACCCGAAACTCATAGAAGCGCAATAGGACTTGAGCAGGGTTTCCTCAATGAAGTAGTCGATGTAGCCGGGCGTTATGCCATGCTCCACACGCCCAAGAATCTTGTTGCGTGTAATCGTCTGGTCAATGATCTGACCACTGCCAAGTTCTGCCATCAGCCCACCACCGCTAGGTTTGAGCACCACGAAACTGCCGTAGCTCTCCCGAGTGTAAGCGTTCAGTACATCCTCTGCGGTGCGCAAGCTATGCTTCATGCTAGAGCGCATGGCCGTCACGACCTTCTTAAACGCGTTCAGCACGGGGCGCAGTGGGATATCCACAATGCCAGCCGCTTTGAAAGCATTACGAGCATGGACTGCGGTTCCGATACCCGCCATCCAGAAGCGCTCGTCGTTGGTAGCGTTGAACTCTGTGTACATGGCGGCTACTGCCTCACGCACAGATGTGGGGAACTCATCAGCATGCTCAACCATGTACTCGACTAGCTTGTAGCCAGCCACGCCGTAGTTGGATTGCAATGACTTGATGATCTCAATCTCATGCGGCTCCCATGTCAGCGCTTCCTCGAACGTAAACTCAAGCAGTCGGCGAAGCTCGCCTTCTGATGAGTGGTCACGCCCACCTGTCAGGTAGTCCACAACGTGTGTGTTGGATGACATCAGGCATACAGTCATCCATGTAGAGAGGTTCAGGCGTTCCTTGTTGGAGCCAGACTCCATACGCTCCTTGCCCCGACCCTCGGTCATGTCCAAGAGAAACTCAGGCAACCACTCAGGGGCGGCTCGGTTCTTGGCGGTGATCTCATCCGTGATAAGCGGGTGGCTGTTGAGTAAACCTAGGCGTTGTTGCATAGCCACAGGCGAAGTGCTCTTACCTGTACGATAGTGCGTCGGGTGTCCCCATACTGAAGCAGCCGCTTCTAGCGACAGGGTCTTGCCCGTACCAGACTCGGTACTAGCGCAGTGGTATGTCATGCCGTAGATGCCTGTAAAGCGCATGAATGGTGCGCCAGCACCAGCAAGGATTACGGCTAAGTGCCCCCACATCTTCTTGGCGATCAACATGTTGATGAAGTCGCGCCAAGCCTCAATGGTTCCCTTGGGTTCGGTGTTCACTGTGATGTTCTCCAGACCCGGCATCGGCACCTTGACTGGTGGTTTGCCCTTGCTGAAGATACGTCCTGCATAGACGTACGTGTTGTCTGCCTGCCAGCCATAGCTGTCAGGAACCTTTATAGCAGGTCTGCTTGTACTAGCTTCTTCCACACATGCCCTCACATATTCAAATAGGTTTTTGTCATTGTTATGGCCGAAAGCGGCAACCACGTTCTGGTTGGCTAGAGCCTTAACAGTCTCGTCTTTACTGACCACGGCTTTCTGCGCCATGGTTATGTTCACCGCACCATCAGGCTTGAGAGCTATCAGGTGTACTGTGTGATCCCCGTTGCTGTTGAGGATGTCAACAACAAACAGTTCGTAGGGTAGTAGCATGACTTGCTTCTTGGACTTAACGCCCTCGTCATCTTCTACTGTGCGCTCCATGAACGTACCGCCGTTGGCTCCATAGGAGTACCCGCGTGGTGGTGTTGGGCGCATGACCTTGATGGTTTCAGTCGCAGTGACAGTGCTGTCACTTGAAAGCTTTACCTCGATCTCTTTCTCCTCGACCTCGACTGCCAACTCACGACCTAGGATCAATGGGTTGGTGATCTTGCCCCAGTGCGTACACGTTGGACAAATGCCGGGGTTCTCGGAGTCCATCTTGATGCAGGGGTATGGGCCTTTGATGCTCTGAAGCTTTTGGTTCATGCGCTCAGGCTCATACGGGTGCATCTTGCTCAGCCATACTGCAGCTTTGTTGCCGTCCTCACAGACCTTAGTCCATGACAACAAGCCACGCCAGATCGGCTCCATGCCTTCCTCGGTTGCGTGTTCAACGTAGTTGGCCAACTGGCCGCATCCCCTTGCGTTTTGCGTAGCCAGCCAAATTGGTTTGAACTTGGTTATGCTGTTCTCAAAGAGCTTGACACTTGTAGGAGAGGCAGAAGCCTTGGAGGGGCGAGTGCCCGCCAAGTCTAGTTTCGGCACGGCCTGCGCCTCATAGACAGAGCCGGACAGCTTCTCCCTGATGACAGAAGCCAACCCCTCAAAGCTGAACACATCGCCCTCAGTAAGTATGCGCACGGGGCGCGGCGTTGCGTACTTCTTCTTGAAGTTGGTGGTCTCGGGTATGCGCAGGACACGGGCGGCATCTGCCGTCACGGTCATGTCGATAGCCAATGATTCCTGTTTGCACAGGCGTTTAAAGTTCTCAGCCACGGGCTTCCAAGAATCAATAGGCACGGCCTCCAGCAGTGGCCAGTAGCAGTGCAAACCGCCACCAGAACCCACAACATACGGAGTGCCAAGGGCATCCATGCCTGTCTTACTTAGAAACGCGCTGAGCGCTTGTGCCGCGTCCTTCTTCGATGCGTAGCCATCCATGTCGATGAACAGGGATTTAACGTACCGAGCGTTGGTAGCTTGTCGGTTGTCTTCTTCGCCAAAGGTAGCCAAGGCAAAGTAAATGTCCAGCTTGCTGTCATGCCAACGTTTGATGTGCGCGGGTGTACTATCAAGAGCCGCCGTAAAGACATGCTCTTTCTTTGTTAGTTCTGCTACGCAGTACCGACCAAATTCGGGCGGCGGCAGAACAACCGCTAAAAACTCAAGCGGAGTCATTGAAGTCCTTGCGGTCAGAAGAGTTCGAGTTGACGCGAATCTTTAGTCGTTGGGCGCTCCATGACGGGGTAACCAGCAAGGCGGCTTAGAAGTTCCATCTGCCAGTTCCTAGGCAGACCTTCTTTGGTGTGCACTAAGTCTTCGGCAAAGCGAACTAGTTCTTGCGTGGTGAGGGATCTAGGTTGTATTCCGTACATATTTTTCTCCATGCCTCGTCTGCTGAGTGAGAGGTCTTCATTATGTGAGTTAAGAATTCGACGCGGTCACGATAGGCCACAAACACTTCCGTGCCTGTAAACCAGTTGTAGACAGTCTGTCGAGAGACGCCAAGCGAGTAGGCAATCTTCGTGACTGGAAAGTCAAGATGGATCGCCCAACGCCCAAGCTGGTTGCCCAGAGACTTGGGGGTCTTCGCTACTTCGTCAATGATTTTTTGTGAATAGGCCATGTTTTTAAAGGGGGCCGAAGCCCCCTGTGTGCTTACTCATCGTCCCAATCAGCAACGATGTCGGCCAGCTTGTTCTTCTTAGCTGGTACGGATTCAACCTTGGGTGCGGCTTTACGCACTTCGGGTTCTTCTTCAGCCTCGACCTCAACGGCCTTGGCTTTCTTGGGCTTGGCGGCTTTGACTTCAGCCATAGATTCGGCCTCGTCTTCGTCAAGCAAATCGCCAAGGGTCTTAGTGGCAGGGCGCTTACCTTCAATAGCCAAAGGTGCAGGGGCAACAACACCATCAGCGGCGGCAGGGGTTAAAGACACAGATCTTTCTGCGTCCTTGGACTGACCTTGCTCTTGGGCAATCAGGTACTCCTCGTCAGTCAACCAACGCACAGGTGCGAAGATCAGCTTGGGAGACTCAGCCTTGGTATCAAACTTCATGCGCGTCACGATAGCGTCCAAGTTAACTGGAGGAGTCTGAACCGCCATGTAGCGAGCGTAAGCTTGCAGTGGGCGCTTGTCGCCTTCTTCCTTGCCGAAGATGGATGTAGCTGGCAGGGTGACTTGCAAGACGTCACCTGATGGGTTGTTAGCCAAGACCACAGCCAAACGCTGTTGGTAACGGCATGCACGGCTTTGACCATTGCCAGACCCAGCGATGTTCTGTGGGCAAGCGGCACAGCTTGCCGCTTGTTTGTTACGCACACCTGCATCAGGCTTCTCACCATCAGAAGATGTGCAGTCAGGGGCGGCTGCAGCCGCGTCTTTGTCATACGATCCTGCGTAGAAGATACGGCTGACCTTGGGGGCAGCTTTAACCACGATCACATCCAAGTGGCGGTCTTCGATCGAGGCGATCTCCTTGCCACCAGACAACAGGCGGAACACACCGCCCTTGATGGAGACACGCTTCATGCCTCCGCCAGCGTTGACGTTACCGGCCAGAGCCAAAGTGGTTGCTGAAAGCTCTGCGTTCTTAGCGAAGGCAGGCACGTTTGAGGGGTTGAACATTGCAATATTGCTCATTTGATTTCCATTAAGTAGGTTTGCGTACAGAGATATCGAACTCAGATGTAGAGTTCAGGCCGGGCGGTACGACCCCGGGGTTTTCTTCCAAAAACTGTGACATGTTGCCTTGCGCGATGCGCTTCTCCAAAAGCTCGACGGCCTCGTGAGCCAGTACGAACTTCTTGAACTCGTCCCAGTCTTGTGTGTAGTAGCGAGTCTTCACGGACATGACTGCCGTGCCCTCGGTAGTGCGAACTGATGTGACGCCCATCGCCTTCATCTGTTCCTTGATTGCGTTCTTGATCTCTTCCTGTTGAGCTTTGAGCACTTCAGCTTGTGTGTCGTACTCTTGGGTCAACTCGGTCATCTTCGTGCGTAACTTGCGGTAAATTTTTACCAGCTTGTCCAGCGGTACTACTTCTTCTTCCATAACTTCTCCTGTGTAATTATTTGTCTAAGGTTGGACAGTGTACATGTAATTTCTAGCGTTGCAACCCCCTTTCAGGATTTAATTTCAGTATCGAACATTTGGGTCAGTAGTGAGTTATCACTAACTTTCCCTTCCAAAGCATGAAACATGCGCTTCTCAATCGGGCTTCCCTGAATGTGAATCACAGTGACTTTGTCTGAGTCTTGCCCCTTGCGGTCAGCACGGGCACAGCATTGGATGTACTGCTCTACGCTCATGAGGGGCCCATAGAAGACCACAGTATCAGCGGCAGTAAGCGTGATGCCATGAGCCGAAGCCGCAGGTTGCATCACCAAGACCCTAGGGTCTGCTTCTGTTTGGAAGCGGTTGATAGTTATACCGCGCTTGCTTGGCGTGATGTCTCCATGAATGCACTCATTGACAATACCCTTCTTGGTCAGGTATGTGCTGATGGTGTCGATGGTGCTTCGGAACAAAGCGAAGATGATGACCTTGCGATCAGTCTCCTCCAGTATCTCCTCCAGTACCGCAAGGCGAGGCGCCGAATCAAACTCAACAACTTCCTTGTCGTCTGTGTAAGCTGCACCACAACTGATCTGCAATAGCTTGGATACGCCAGCGGCGGCATTGACTGCCGTGATGGTCTCCCCTGCGGCTTGCACCAGCATGCGGTCTTTGAGCATGTCGTAGTACTTCTTCTGCTGTGGGGTCAGGGCAACCTCACGCGTCATGGTAATGACAGGCGGTAAGTCTAGGCACTGTGCTTTGGTAAAGCGTATCGCAGGTTGTAGAGCCTCGTGTACTTTGTCCTTGGCGTCAGCCTTTGGAGCCCACTTAAACAGTGTGATCTTGTTCATCACCTGATCGCGCCACGCTGTCAGGAAGCGGGGCACATTGTCAGGGTTCACAAGCTTGGCTAACCCATACGCATCGACAGGTGACTGCGAGGCTGGTGTGCCTGTCATCATCCACAGATATGTGTTGGGTGTAAGTATCGAGTTGAGTGCCTTCCAGCGTTTGGTCGATGGCGTTTTGTATGCGTTAGCTTCGTCCACAATGACTAGGTCAAAGCGGCCATCGTTACGCACCTCATCGGCTATAAGGTTCAGCCCTTCGTAGTTGGCAATCACAATCTCGTAGTCACGCTGAATCATCTCGATACGGCGACTAGCTTGAGGGTGGTGCGCTATGACGGCAGAGCGATGCAGGATGCTGTTGTTGATGTCGCCCATCCATGCGCTGTGCATGATAGACAAGGGGCACAGGACGAGAACCCTACGCACCTTACCTAGCTTCATCAAGTAGTCAGCCGCCCACAATGCAGACAGTGTCTTGCCCGTGCCGGGTTCGGAGAACACGAATGCTCTCCTGTACAGCGTGAGGAACGCTGCCGTCTCGATCTGATGAGCCATGGGCTTGTAACGCCCCGGCCAATCGTAGCGCCTAGTGATAGGCGATGGTACATTTTTAACGCCTAGGTTACGCAACACCCGCGCTTCGTCAAGTCCCCAATACACTGCCACGTCGTAGCCACCATCCATGCGCTCGACGATCTTGTGTTTGGGTATGACTTTGTACTTGTTCGGGTTCCTTGTGCGTAAAACTAATGCTTTGTCTTCTATGATTTCCATTGCTTCTCCGAGCTATTATTTTCCGTTGTCGCTTTGGTTTGCGCTCTTGTTACGGAGTCGTGTGTTGCCTGCTGTTGACTTGCCTCCAGCACGCAATGGTTTGATGTGGTCAATGTCTTTGCCTGCGCGATCAATTCCTTTCTTATCGTAGGCTCTACGAGCGCGTTGCCTTTCAACTTGATCGGCTGTTTCGCCCGTTTTCTTTTGCAGTTTGTATGCGTGTTTGTAGTCACGCTTGCCGTTTACTTGTGTCATTACTTCCTCCTAGTGTTTAGGATTGAACTCGCATCCGGTGACCTGACACCATCCGCATAGTGGGGTTTGATTAGGGTTCCATACATCTGTCTCAAAGCATGCTTCAAGACGTGCAGTGCGCTCACGATACTTCCACCAGAACTGCTCGGCTTGATCTCGTGTCATCTGCATCTTGACCATATCATCTTTGACAATGAACAGCAACGCTGAGTTGACCTTGCGGATGTGGGGGAAGTGTGCGAAGACCATAAGTGACATAAGCACAAGCTGATCCCTGTCGGGGTACTTGTTGTTGCCAGTCTTCCAATCTCCCACCCACGCCGTAAGGTTCTCATCGTTAACGATCAGGATGTCGGCAATGCCTCGAACCCAAACGTCAGGGGACTTCCAACCCGTAGGCTTTAAGTCCACCGTTAATGCCATCTCATGCTCAGCAAGCACTCTGCCTGATTTACTCAGCATGGCGTCCACTACAGGCTGGAACTGCGCATACTCGGGTGGTATCGGCGTCTTGTCCCTGATGTAGAACTCGATGGCTTCATGCACCTTGTTGCCGTAACGCGTGGCCTCAGTCTCTTGGAAGGGGTACTTCTTTAAGACCTTGACCTCGTGGTATCGGCGCTGACAGCCCTCAAAATCTTTGAGGCTGCTGTGTGACCATGCTGGTTTTTTCATTCAAACTTTGCGTGTTGTATGGCTTCTGTTAATCGGTTGGCAAACTTGGTGACAAACGCTTCGTTGGAGTTAAGGCGATGCTCGCCCATGTCTTTCAGAATTGTGTGTACAACCTCGTGCCAAAACGTATCGGCAATCTGTTCCGGTCGAAACTCTTTGCCTGTGGTGTTACTCATGCGCCCTAGTTGTATGCGTCTACTGTCGTAGTGCACACGCCCAATGACTGCTTTGTCAAGCATGGCTTCCACCACCTCGACCGAGTACCACCGCCTACCTACTCTTATTTTTGTTGGTAACTTCAATATTGCTTCTCCTAGTTTTTAGCTAACCCATAACGACGGTGCGCGCCACCGTCAGCGTCCAATGGAATGCCCGGCATATAGGGCGGCTCCATAGTCATCTGCGCTAAGACCCAAGCCTTAGCCTCAGACACCTCTGCGTCAGGAACCACAACGATCTGCTCGTCGTGCACTGTTCCAGCCACAAAGTATCTCTTAGCAGTACGAACCATTCCATCTGTCATTACGCATCTCGCTACGCCCTGCGTGACATTGTTGGTTATCTTGCCTGCATATATCTTAGTACGATCTTGGCCGTATGTCCACTCGACCTGCTCTTTATTTGATTTCTCGTCTGTGTACCGCCTGATATTTAGGTCAGGATACAACAGTTTCATGCCTGATGGAAGCTCAATCTCCCCCTTGCGGTAAGTCAGGCACTTGTGCTTGTACTCCTTGCCCTTGTACAGCGACTCATGGATAAGCTCAGTGTTAAGCGCCCAGAAGTCCACCACAGGCGTAGCCGTAGCCCTGTACTTATCTATGATCGCCTTGGATGCTAGGCAGTGGATGACTAGCTCCTTGGTTGTACAGGTGTGGGGTATGGCGGTTAGCTTCTCAACGTTGACTTCCCAGTCTAGGAACTTCTCCGCCATGGCTTGGGTAACACCAAGTTTCTTTGCAAAGCCCAAATCGTACCGTTGCGGTGGCGCCCCCAGAAATCCCGTGAGAAGTTGTGACGCGAACGCTGCCCACCCCAACCCATAACCGCAACCGAGCAACGCGCTCTTCGCAGACTGCCGCAGGTCAGGGTGACTTTCCTTACTAAGTCCGGGTATGTTAAACATCTGCGCACCGAACGCGGCGTAAGGGTCGCCTCCAGCCTTGAAGATGTCAAGCATGTCTGTGTAATCTGAAAGCCATGCAAGTACTCGCGGTTCAATCTGCGAGAGATCCCCGACGACGAGTTGATGCCCCTCGGGAGCCATAATCGCTTTGCGTAGGAACGAGCCTCGCTTGAGGTTCTGCATGTTGATGGCCGAGCCACGGCTTGCTGTCCACCGGCCAGTCTGCGCCCCATAGTACGAGAGGGGGACGGGTAGTGCTCCACGTTTGCTGATGTCGAGGAATCGCTGTGCGCGTGTTCTCTCAGTGGTTGACTTAACCCTAAGACGCGCTTCACATAGAAGGGCAACGTCTTCACGTTCACCGTTGAGTAGCGCCTGAAAGAGGGCATCATTCTTAGCCAACGCAAGTGTTTCTTTGCCGGTAGTTTTACTGACCTTTGTTGGGGGAACCACACCGATGGACGTGAGTAGTGCTGCAAATTGTGGGTTCGACGCAAGCGCAGTTTCGTCCACGCCGAGCTTTTGTAATAGGGCTTCACGGGTTTCTTTCTCCTCTAGTATGGCATCGGTCAGCATGTTGGGGTCAAGCTCAAGGCATGCACGGGTGTACATCTTCAACGTCATGTCCACAAGGCGTAGCTCCTTCGATGGATACCCAACAGCTAAGCGGGTAAAGATCTGCTCACACAGCCATACATCGTGTGCGCAGTAGTCGGCTAACTCTTTCTCCATCTCAGGCGTGAGGTTCTCGTAGCCGTTGGTGTTGTACACGGCGTTACCTTTGGGCGGTAGACGAAAGTCTATCGCCAGCTTCATCAGCGAGTTACCAACCTCCACACCCCTAAGGGCACGAGCCATGGAAAGAGAATCAAAGATAAAGCTTGGATGCCAGTCATATACCCATTCCAATATAGATACATCGAACTGAGCATTGTGAGCCAGAACAGCAGTAGTAGCAGGATCATAGCAAGCAAGGATGCGCGGTAGCTCATCCCCCCTGTACCACTGGGTTGGCTTGTCTGATCCGTACTCATGGATACAGGCTCCGAAGGCTTTGAATCTTGGGTCACGTATGTACTCCTCGGTTGTCATCTTGCTTAGTGTGTAACCTTCCTTGGTGTCCCAGTAGGTCTCGAAGTCGATCGTTAAGATCGTGTCGTATGGTTTGCTCAATTAAAGTTCTCCTTGGGCGGTGCGCCTAGGGTGTTTAGAAAGCCGAAAAAATCGTTTGCCGCCAACATGAGTTGCGACGCCTCCATCTCGTCACAGTTTAGGGTAACGACTCCTGCCAGTTGGTCTTCTGCCCTGCCCACTATGACCACGCCCTGCGCGTTGCCGTCCCCGTAGCACATCACGAGTTTGTGTATGAGTAGTTTGAAGTGCGCTTGCTCTTCGTCTGACATGGCTCCAACACGACGCTCCAGTTCTGCTTGGGTCATCATGTCTTCATATTCCACTTGCTTTCTCCCTGAGTAGTTGTTGTAGTTCATCTATGTTGTTCTCCCGTGCAATGTATGTTGTACCGCCTGCGTTGTGTATGCGGTTGAGTTCAAGGTCTTGCAGGGCTGTTGTCTTGCCGTTGCCAGCCTTGCACTCGATCGCTATGAAATGTCCGTCCATGCAGGCTATGATGTCCGGAATACCCGCCCGACCAAAGCCGTTAGCTGGTGGCATGAAGTGGTAGATGCCAAGCTTGTCCAGCACCTCACGCACGCGCTTCTTGACTTTTGATTCAGGTGTCGCTGCCATAGATCATGCTCCTCCACATTGATACCGAGGGCATGTGGTTGTGTGATTTGGTTGGGGTTGTGTAGCCTTGGTGCTGAATCCAACCAATCGTCTTGAGCGCCCGTACGCCTGACACCCACACATTAGGATGCAGTGTCGCAGGTCTGAACAGCAAATTCTTGGCGCAGTATTCCCTGAACTCGTCACCAAGTACCACGGGCTTGGACAGTAGTAGTTCCGCAGACAGTTCCAAGTAACGCTCGACAAACTCGGGCTCAATTCTGCTTGCCTTTTCCCAACACTTCTCAGCAAGGGCAATGGCGTGCTCCATCCTTGTGTCGTTCATACTACTTCTCCTGTGTTTCTATTAGTTTTGTCAGGTAGTGCTGTGCCTTCTTCAAGTCATCGACACCACCCTTGTCTCTCCAACGGGACACGTACTTTATTACATTACCTTCCAAGTAGCCAATGTTATTTGAGACGATGTAGTCCCATGGCTGAATGGCTTTGTTCTTGTAGTGAGTACCCGCTATCTGTATTTGATTAGCGCTAGTCATTGATCTCTCTCCTTTTGTTTAAAAATATGGCGTCGTCGGGGTTGCGTATCTTTTCACGCGATCTTCTTCCCGTGTGTTCTGGTTTGGGGCAGTTCTCAGGCACGTCAACGACGACCCAAATTGCCGCCAATGTATTGCGAAAGGTTGACTTCTCCCACCGATCGATGTACACACCAAAGACACTCTCCAATGATTTGTTGACAGAGCGAAAGTCTATGCCAGTGAACTTGGCTATGTCGCTTGACTTCAAACCATCGGGGTGTCGTTTGAGTAGCTCACGAATAATGTTGTGATTACTCTTCAAGTTTCAGGCTCCTTTGTTTAGCTTCCACACAATCTTGGCAGATGAATCTGCGTAAGCCGTTAAATCCGCCAAACATCTTCTCTGAGCCGCCTTGACGAGGCTTGGTTTGCTGGCATTTCCAACACAGCAACCCCTGTCGGTTTGCCCACTTTGCAAAATTCTGCTGTGGACTAACTGCAAAACTGTTGCTATCCATGACACTAAACAAGCCGTTGCCTTTCATGATTTCATATCCCTCACGTACGTGGCAAAGCTATGGGCTGTGTCACCAAAGGCAATGCGCATGGCATCGAACTCTTGCGCCACCTCTTCAAGCACAGCGTTGCGTATCATAGGGTAGTCCTCTTTGATCTCATTCTTGGGCATACCAAAGATGCGGTCAAAATCTTCTTTGTTGAAACTTGCGTCACTCATTTGATTCCCTTTCTATTAACATTTGGTCTGCTTGTTTGTATGCCCAGTCAGCACGTTCCTTGTTGTCCCAGTTGTTTATCTCCGATAAGTACCAGCCAGTGGAACTGGCAAGTGCTTGAGCCGCGAAGTAGTCGCGCAGTGTCATACCAAAAGATCTATCGCTGGGGAATGCACACCCGCCTGATTCGTGATAAACAATCATATTAACCTCCAAACATTTCTTTAAGGTGGCGGTACAAGTCGTGCGCCTGATACACAGTCATGTCCTTCAAAATATCCTCTGGCGTCTTGACGCGTACAAGAGAGATCATGCGTTTGTTTGTCTCGGGCGGAGCCATCAAGCTAGCCGCGGCATGCAATGCGGTTTGGCTAGGTTCATTTGCCAAATTATCCAGCTTCTCTCGTAGCAACGCACCGATGCCTGTCACGGCTTTCTTCTCGTACTTGCGCTTGGGTGGTGCTATTGGGGCTTCCATTTTCTTGAGTGCCTTGAGCGACTTGATTGGGCGGTACTCGTCGATGTCTGCGTAGTACAGGTTGTTGGTTTCGTGAACCATTTTATTACGACGCATCTGTGCTATCAGACTTGATGTTGACCCGCCTGCAAAGCCCTGATGCTCAAGGGCTTGGATGATCTCCTTGCGTGTGGAGCCGGGGTTGTTCTTGATGTAGTCGAACGTTACGCGAGAGATGTTGTTTGTTACGCCGAAGGTTTTCTTCATGGGAATTTCCTGAGTTGGTTGGGTGGGTTGCGAAAAAGAAGCTGACACTGGTTGAACAGAGGGAGCCTCCCCCTCGTCGTCCCAGTCAGCTAAGGTTTTACTTAAAGCTTGTTTGAAAGCAGTTTGAATGTCAGGCATTTGAGGTTCCTCCTGTTAGTAGCATGACGATAACGATGAAAGCAATCAGCCCGAGGGACTGTACTGTGGCGAGCATAAGCTCATCCATCCCCTGCTTGTCGCCAAGCAGTACGCCCTGTATCCATTCGGACTCAGGCGTAGATTCAGGGGGAGGTTGGGTATAGAGCAAGCCGATCTTGACCTTGCCCGTATCGTAAGGTGTGTTTCTTTCCATTATTTTCTCCTTGGGGTTGGGATTATTTGTCCAAGAGTAGACAGTTGTCAATAGGGTCTCCAGTATAAAAGATCACCTATAAGTACAATTACCAATAACAAAAGTACTACTCTTTCAAACTTTTCCCATCGTGTCATCATCTGACTCTCCTTCTTCTGATTCGGGCGTGATGCCCAGCCTATACATCACATCCAATAGCAGGATGTGTACGTCTTCGATGGTCTCGAATGTGTGGTCTGATGGATCCATCAGGTACTCGCGCAGGTCTGCCTCAATACAGCGCAGGTGTAGCGCAATGTTGTCTTTAACTTTCATTTGGTTTCTCCTTCGATTAGTTCTGTGTCATACACCTCACCCTCACCGATGCGTGCCTTGGTAATGTCGAACTCATACAGCGCTCGGTTCTCAGCATCGGCACGGCTGTCGGCTTCGACCTCTACTGTTTGCCAGTAGGACATAACTATTTGTACCCTGTATTTCATCTTCTTTCTCCTTTGGTTACGTTTAAAAACATATCTAGCATCAGGGCGTGTAGCAAACCATTGGCTAAGCCCAGCGTTATCGTCTTGCATCAGGGGTGGTGGATCCCATCCTGTCTTTCTCATTTACTTTCTCCTTTGGTAGTTTCTTGACACGCCTCCCACCATGCCTTGTATTCAGATAGCATGTATAACTTCTTGGTCATCTGACTACGTGATCTGGCTATGAGCACCGCTTTAGGTGATGGGCACACCCTGCTATTTCTGCTGATACAACTCTTGAGCGCCTTGTATTCGACACCCAGCCTGTCGGCTATCTCCTCCAATGTATACAGCGGTTCCTTTTTGGCGTTGGGTACTTGGTGAATCTTGGAATTTATAAACTTCATACATCCTCCTTAAAAATGCGGGGGTGGTTAGCCCCCGCTACACATCAAGTCAACAATGCAGGCAGTGTTGGCTTGAATGACACAGGCTTGCGCTCATCCCATTGCAGGTAGTAGCAGATGACCTCGGCAATGCTGGTCGCAGCATGGTATGACTTGGTAGCTGTACTGATGACACCAGACGCATCACCCTCGATCAACATATCGTAGATAAGCTGATCGGGTACACACAACTCACTACGAGGCGTGTAAACCAGAGGCGAAGCCTCGAAGGCGTGCAGTAGCGTAGTGATGGTGTACGCAGGCATCTCGCTGAGCCAGATCTCCATAGTCTCTATGTCGCATTGAACAAGAGCATCGTTAAGATCATCAAGCTCAGGGCGAATAAAGCCAGTCTCTTCATCGGGAAAGTCAAACGCTTTCTCGTCGTAGTTGGCGCTGTGTGCGCTGGCACTGCGAGGATAGACGCCGAAGCTTGCGTTGTAGTCGTACATCTCGTCGTACTCGTCGTCCATGTAACTGCCGTACGAGCTTTTGTAGCTGTATGACTTGAGCGCCGTCGTGCTTTTGTAGCTGGGTATAAGACGGGATGGAGTCCAAGCGTACGTGTTGCTGAACCACATATCGTCGTGCTCGATACCCTGATCGAAGTTGACGTGCTGCATACGACCCTCGCCATTCATGAACACGAAGCGATTGTTGCCGATGAACTCCTCCATCATAGCCACGAAGCCCGCATCGTAGACAAGCTCAGGTGACGCAGACACGGCGCTGTGCAGGTAGTCCTGAATGAAGTGCCATGTGTCCGACTTGTTCTTGTCAGCGGCATTGCCTGTGTGCAATACGCCGTTGTGCATCATGGCGATGAAGCCCGGAATCACATCGTACGGATGGCAGTTGAGCATGTCGGTCTTGCCGTGCGTAGTCCAGCGGAAGTGAATGGCAATCTCACGATCGTCATTGGGCAGGCGCTGAATGAATGCAGTAGCATCGCCAAGGTTCTTAGGCAAAGTCTTGGTAACCTTCAGTCCCTTGGCAGTGCCGTACATAAAGCCGATGCCGTCAGGATTGGCGGTAAAGATATCGCTCAGTAGCCCGTGTGTATCGAGCAGAGTTGAACGAACCTTGGAAGACTTGCCAGTAATAATTAAACACATAATGAATTTCCTTAATATAAAAAGATCGGGGACAGCGTCCCCGTTTGGTTGTTGATGATTACTCAGAGACTGCGTCGGCACGCACAGGGCTGTGACCCATGACCATCGTGTTGAAGACATCCTCTTGCAGACGCCATATATGCCCGTCACGCACATAGATAACATCGTCGTCATTGATGCGCTCATCGTCACCGCTGTACGGGAACACCGCCAACTCCAAGCCGATCACCCTGAAGAAGGTGCAGTACAGCCCGTGTCGGGTAGCGTAGCCACGCATACCATAGCCATCCTCATAGGCTATCTCTAGATGGTAGGCATGGTCATGCCCTTGGGCATAGCGAGTCAGATCCATACTTACAGTAGGCACAGCATCAGAGCAAGTGTCCTGCGCTGGCGCTATGACTGTCGGTGTGGATGTGTGTACATTGCGCACGCCATACCACTTGACGAGTGCAGGGTACTGACCCGCCACAGTCTTGAGCCACTTGACGAACGATGTGCCGTTGAGATCACGCCACGATGCGACACGGCAGAACATGACGGACGCATGAGTGAACTCGATCTGTGCAAGCAGACGTTCCTTCTTGAGCGAAGCACGGAAGATACGCAACTCGACAGTGTTGTACTTGCCGTTGTAGCTGTTGTCCATGCTAAGACCAAGACGCCGAGCCTCACGACTGCCGAGGTTCATCATGTTGACCATGCGATAGCGCTCACCAGACTTACCCTTGACAGCCTTCTTGGGGTTGGTAAGGATGGACTGATGCTCTGCTGCACAGTAGCTACGTGCTTGGTCATCGACAGATGGATGACGACCTGCAATCTTGCGAATGAAGTCGACATTGGCACTGCTGTTGATGAACATGAGGAACTTGCCAACAGTCAACTGCGTGAAGGCACGAGAGTCGATATGGACATGCATACCGCACTTGCCCGTGTTCCATGCACGATAGGCTGGGTCGATCTCCCACGTCTTGAACTTGTCGATGTGAACAGACAAGCCTTGCGGTGAAGTCACAACCTCGAAGCCATTGTGCGGAAGCGAGCCGTCACTCTTGATGATGCAGTAGTCGGAACCTAAACGGCTACGCACAAGCTCAGCGGACTCGTGTGTATCGTGATCGCCAGACGTCATCTCAAGCTCGATGCCCATCGTGAACTCACCGAAGTGAGACGACACAATCTTAGACACATTGCCAAGGACATGAAGCACGTTGGTAGAGTACGACATGATCGGCTGGTCACGTTCATCACGATCATAGTCATCATCGTCTTCGTTGTCGTCATCGCTGTCACGATCGTACGAGTAGTAGGCATCACGAGTCTCCGAGTAGTAGCAGTCGTCACGAGGCCAGTACTCTTGATTGTCCTCACAGTACACCGCATCGTCATCGAAGCACGAGTCACACCATGTGTCGTTACGCACAGAGTGTGTGTTGTTCTCGTCCTCGTAGTGACCGCAGTCGCAATGCACAATGCCTAGATCCATATCTTCGACTGCATTGAATGCATTCTCCATATGGCTGTTGGCGTCGCTGTAACGACCAGACAAGTCATAGAACCTCGTGGCAAGCTCGTCGTTCGTGATGGACTCATCCCCTGCCTTGGCACGCGCAACGAGATGACCGAAGTCACGATACGTCTTGCGAGCAAGAACGAATGCAAGAGCACTGCCCTCGTAGTAATACGAGTCCTTGAACCTAGCGCATGGGTTAGGGTCTGAGTAACCCGAACTGGAGTCATGACTCCTTGCGTATCCCTCAACGACTTTGTCGACACGAGTAGACAACAGACTGCGAGCCAAACGAGGAAGCCCACCAATACTGCGAGGCGTCAACAGAGTACGCATCATCTGATGCACATCGTAACGATCATGGCTCTCGGCAACAGCGTCTCGATAGGTCATGGCACGAGGTGCGAATTCCCCCTCACCCTTGACACGATAGCGTGAGGTACGAGTCCACACAGCTAAGTTGCCTGTAGTAATCAGATCGAGGGGCTTGAAGCCCGCACCCATGTACTGCATCTCTGAGCAGACGAGACGCCTACGAGATGCGTTGTACACCATGAACCGCTTGTTGAGCGATACGATATAGATGATCTGATCGAGGGAGTCAACGAAGTCCTCCATCACGAACCTAGTAATTTGAAACATATATTATTTCTCCTTGATTTATAAAGATCGGGGACAGCGTCCCCGAATGAACTAACACACTAACTAACACACGATCTCAACAGACCGTAGGCACCTCCATTTCTCTGATTGGGTTGATGAATGTGACAGTGAAGTCACGATGTTTGCCCATGATGCGTTCACCTGACTCGAAGATGTAGAACAAGTTGTTCCGATCAATCAGGCTGTCAAGCACAGAGTCACGCATAGAGTCGGACAACTCCGCAGGCATGACTAAACAACGATGCTCAAATTGTTTGTTGTCATCGTTCCAATATCCTTCAATACAAATTAACTTAGCTGTTGCCATTTCATTTACTCCTTGTTGCGATTAGTGATTGCATCCAATGCCTCTTCAGCACAAGCACCCCATGCGCCTGCGCTTATGAATGAGTTGGGCGCCCATTCAGGTTTACCTACTGCCTCCTTTGTTAGTTCGGCATACTTAGCGATAGCCTCGATGATGAATGCCTGCATGAGCACGCCATGCTTTGAGTGCGTCATCAGATCGGTTACCAACTCGATGTTGGTCTTGCGTTTAGCTTTCATTACTTTCTCCTTGGTTAAATGGTTTCTTCTGCATTGCTTCGATGAGTTCATCGATGAACTCCATATCGTGTAGGTCTGCGTTCATGTCATCGTAAATACCATCGAAGTACGTTTCCTCTGGCGAGTCCCAGTAGTCGCTTCCTGCAAGGAGCCATGTCATGTGCTCCCAAACCCAGCCCCAATCTCTGTCGATGGTCATTTTGAATCTGAGCGTGAACCGACCGACATCGATGTCTACATACGGCGAGTTTTGAATCCAAGCACGAGCTTGTTCTTCATACGTCATAGCTTTCTCCTTAAATAATCTAGGCAGTTTGAGGATGGTCAACGGCATTGCCCAAGCGCCATTGACAGGGGAAAAAGGAACAGATCGGGGACAGCGTCCCCAATCCTTAGGGAATCCCACAAAAAAGATGAAACT